CATGCTCCAGGTATGCGGTCGTGAGGACCGTGAACTGCGCAGGGAGGCGGCTGAAATTGATGCCGCCGATGAACTGCGAACCGGGCAAATAATGAGCGAAGGCACGATGCATGAGCGAGTTATTTAGCAGCGAGATTCAAGTCTACCGCTTTACGGACGATCGCCGGGAACGCCTGCGCCGTCGCTTCGATCATGTGCCCGAGCCCGAGGTTGTGGCCGACCAGCGTTCGGCCCTCTTCGAGAATCTGACCGTAGGGTGTCAGGTTCGCGATGTAGTGCTTGTCTCCGGCGGACCGTACGCTCCAAAGCCCCATCGCGTTTCGGATGCGGATCTGCGAGACGGCGCCGGTCGGGTCGACGGTATCATGTGAGGAGTACGGTTCGTGGCCGATGGAATAATCCCATGAGCCTTTGAATCGTCCCGGTTCGTACGGCGGCATCGGCCGGTGCGCTTTCGCCCATTCGCCCCAGGCCGGCCAGTCGCCCCACGGGCTGAGTTCGAGAAGATTATAGGTACACTCGATGATGACCGTATAGACGACTTTCGCCATCGTTCGGTTCGCCTTCTTCTCAAACGCTTCGAGCTGCTGTCCGAACGTGCTCACCGCCGGCACACCAAGTCGTAAAGAACAGGCGTCCCCGCCGGATTGACCTCCTTGATATCGGCGATCTTGTACGTCGTCGACCCGTCTACGATCAGCGATGAAAGGTCCGGGGGAGTGCCCTCCGCATCGAGCAATACGCGCCGATCCCCCACTCTCAGGAGCGTCCCGTCGCGAAGCTGGATACCGGATTGAATACGGTCGAAATCGAGGAATACCGCGTACCGCGCCTGGTCGGTTATAACCGAATCCGCCACAATGCCGGTCTCCGGGTCGTACTCCCCCTTGACACTGGCTCGCAGCGTGACCGGCTTGCCGAAAGACTTCAGCAGTCGGAGGCTCGCGGCCGCCGCGCGATCGTAGTCCATTACCCCCTCACCAGCCGAGCGCCGACCCGGCTCGCCCCTTCACGCAGATACGGAAGTAGGTATTGATCGACCGCCGAGAGCGCCACCTTCGACGGGGAGTATGGGTCGTACTCTACTTCCATCGGGCCCACTCTCTCTCGAACGACGCGCTGCGACTGGTCCGGATTGAGCGCCCCGGACACCGAGCGATACGCCAGTTCCGCGGCGGCGTTTTTCACCGGCGTTGGGACCGTCTCGAAGTGGACGTACTCGTAGCTGTTCGTGACCTCCACGCCGATGCGGGGCCAATCACACGCCTGCTCTAGGGCCACTTTGTACCCTTTCCACCGTAGGCCGTATGCCTGCTTCAGATAATCATCGGCGCGGCGTAGGTGCCGCTCCTTCTCCGGCGTGCTCAAATTCGCCCATGACGTATTTCCGCGCTTGGCGTGATAAGCATCCGCTTCAGCTACGCTGATGAGCGACTCAGCATCGGTTCTCCCCGTGCCGTCTTCCACTATCAAGGTCATCCGATCTCCTCCCGTACCGTCAGATCGATGGGATCGACCCCTGTGATGATCTTGCCCGTACTGTCGGTTACCTCGATCTCGATACGCATCGAGGGGGCGATAATCTCGCCGGCGGCAAACACGTATTGGCAGATCCCGCCGGTCGCATCCGTGACGGAGGCGTCCCTCTCAACGAGCTGCCGGTCGTTATCGCGCCACCGAACCTTGACCGTCGCGCCGGTGAGGTTCCGGGCCGTCTCGGTGGACCTATCTTTCACCGTGAGAATCAACCGGGAACCCGTGTCCCCAGTCACTAGATCCGTCATACCCAGACCTCCACTAGAATCGAATCCGTTACGATGATACTCCTTTCTACGGTATCCCCCAATTCCACAGTCCGATACATATCTGCATAGACCGCGGTGGGATCCTTGACGCCGACCACCGTAGCCTGCGATCCCGATGCACCGATCGACCCCGCCGCACCGATTTTATGCGCGGTGTTCTCTACCGTGGCCTGCAGCCCGCCAGAGACCGACCCCCCTGCGAGCTTAAGGTGCTCCGCGCTTGCCTGCGCGCCCAGCATTCCGTACGCGGAGGACTCGACCGGTAGTGTTCCCGGATTCTCCGATTGGACGTTCGACGCCCCGCTGGCCTCGCCGGAGACCGTGGCCGACCCGATCTTGGAGGCGGCCGTACTGCCCGAGGCTGATGCCGACCCGGAGGCTGCCGCCGCGCGAATGACGGCATATTCTGCCGCGCCGCCGCCCGAAGCCTCTCCGGCGACCTCGTGAGCACGTACGCCCGCCGTAATTGCGGTGACGCTCGCGGACACGCCGGCGTCGCCCGAGACGGTCGCCGTCGATACTCGCTCGCTCGTGACGCTAGCCCCGAGGGCTGAACCCCCGGAGACGGCAGACGCTCCGATTTTGCTCGCGGTGGTGCTACCGGAGGGGGAAAGGCCAGATTGAACCGAGGCCAGGCTTTCGCGGGCATAGTTCGCCTGACCGGAAGGGCCGGCTTCTCCTGCGACCGTCGCGGCGGCGAGTTTCGAGGAAGAGACGGAACCGGAAGGACTCGTCTCCCCGTAGGCACTGGAGAGAACCTGAGTTAATGGCCCGCCTGTACTCGCGCCGAACACGGTGGCGAGACAGATCACGGTGGCGGCGGCGATCTTTACCGCAGTGCCCGCCGCACTCCCGGAACTCTCACCGCTTACGGTAGCCTGACTAATCCGCTGGTACGATACGGAGCTACCCCCGGAGCTTTCACCCGAGGCCGTGGCCTGCACGGGGCTGCCGCCGCCGGCCGCATCCCCAAATACCAGCGCAATCGAGTTGATGCCCCACGTATCGGATACGCCGGTGCCGTCGTTGGTTGCGCTGACGGTGAAACCCGAGCTGGTGCTGGTCCCGGTCGCCGTCTCGGTGGCGATGCTAAAGGCGAGGCCAGAACCGGAATCCGGACCAAACGTCAACGCAATATCATCAATATTTGTTCGCTGCGTCTGCCCCGCGCTTGGGTCTACGGTAACGCTGTAGGTGCTGGTATCGTAGCCCGGGTTGCTGAATATATTCGACCCAAACGCCGCTGAAACCACCACGTTGCCGCTGACCGTAGTTGCGTTGTAGCTTAGTGCAGCGGATGTTCCGTTGGCGTTGAATCCGGTCGGCGCATTACTTTGATGGGCGCCGGTGAGAAGGACTCCGCCTAGCACGTTCGTGTTGCTAGCGGCTTTTGTTAAGACCAGCGACTGCGATGAGGACGTCGATGGCGCTAACTTGTAGAACCCCTTAACGACGTCAGAACCGGACGTTGCCCCGGAAGGTGAGGTCATCGATGCACCGGCATAAGTAACGCCGGAGATCGTGCCGCCACCGCCGCATATTGCGGCAAGCGCTAAATCGGGCCCAGACAGCGTAATACCAGTGATCGTCAGCGACGTACCGTAATTGGTTGCCGCTGCAATCGTTTGCGAATAGGCGACACCCATTTGCTAAGGCGCCTTCTCGCTGGAAACCGCCTCAGCAATAGCGTCAATCTCCGCTTTCGCCGCCGCTTCGAGCCGCTGCAGTTCCTCCGGGTCTCGCGTCACAACCATCAAACTATCGTGCTTGAGCGCAACAGCCGCACGCTCGGGGAGCATTTTCTGCTCAATTATGCGCGGCTCGATCTTCAGCTCAGACTTTTCCGACTTTGCAAAAACCCTAGTCACTACGCCGTCGAACTTGTAGCCGCGAACGGCAGATATCCCGATCCGTATCATACCGCTTTCGTCCGGGTGACATTCACCCTGGATAGATTGAGGGAAGGTAACGCCACCATCGAACGAAAGCTCAAGCGAGACATAGCAGGGCTCGTCAGCAGGGAACTCCATGCCGATGAACTGCACGGCTTCTCCGGCCGTGGCCTCGGCGACTTGAGTTAGCTTTTCGGACTGGGTATCGGCCACAACGCAATCCCCGGTTTCTTACTCTTCAGGATTAACATTCTTCCCTCCGACTAACTCGTCCAACTTTCTCCCGGCGAAGCCCGGCTTTTCGCCGAAACGACCCGCCTGTAAGGCGTGCTCCGTCCTTGCGTCCCAGCGATCGAGGAACCAGACGTCACCCTCCACCCGGCTGTTACCTCCGATCGTGTGTGTACGCACGCGGAAGAGCAGCCCGCGCAGGGGCGTTTCGGCGTCGAGTATCGCAACCGCCGTACGCCGGACCTCTTCGATCCCTCCGGACGTGGGATTCAGCGCCCGCTCCACCCCGCCCGTCGGATCGATCCGCCCGATCTGTTTCCATAAATCCCCCCGCTGACTCGTACAGTAACTGAAACCGAAAGGATTTGCCGCATCCCGTTCGAAGGTCACCACGATAGCGACCGTAGCCTGCGGGACTGGGTACTGACAGACGATACGGTGTCCGGGGGGTGATTCACGCAAACGTATTTTCTTATGATTCGCCACGGATCGCACCCGCCCTATATAGAGAAAACCGCCGGCATCCCCCCGCGGATACCGACGGCCCGGAGAGTCCTCCCCCTCTTACAACCCGACGCTGAACGCGGTAATGCGATGCGTGCCGGCGCCCGAGTACGTCTCCACGACACATTTCGACACCCGGGAGTCGGCTGAAGGCTGACCCGAGATGTCAATCGCGGAGCCACCCTGAGTGCTCGCCACTTGAAAGTAATCCGGATCACCCGCCGTGGTGCCGACAACATAGTAGATCGTCCCCGCGGTCAGGCCCGTCGGGACCGTCGCACCCATGAACACGACGCGGTCATCGTTCGCCATGCCGTGACCTTCGCAGTAGATGCGATTATTGGTCAGATCAACCTGGTAGGACTTCTCGGTCCCGCCGTTCGGGGTCATGCCCTTGAAAGTGGAACCGGTACTGTCCCACACGCCGACGAAGGCCACGACCGCGCCTGCGGGTACGGAGAAGTCTGGAACCGCGCCGTTGGACGCTTTCGACCGGTTAGAGGCCGCGTTGAAATCAAGGGTCTGGCGGGCGTAGGAACCGCCGGTCAGTTCGTTCGCGCCGGAGGTAGAGTAGGCCGAGTGCAACGACATCTTGTCGCCATCGACGTACTCCGTGTCCAGTATGGCATTGGCTCGTGCGGTTGGGATCATGGTAACTAACTCCTTCGGTTATAGATCGGGTTTCTGGTTAAGCTCGCGGACTCTCAAGGCCGCCGAAACGCCCAGAGTGATTATTTCAGCAAACACGCCGTCCAGCAAGACGCTCCCTTCCACGTTGCGGATGCGGCCCCCCGGGTCACTCGGAACGGTATTCTCCCCCACGAACGCGCCGCGCGGAAGATTCGGGACGTGGACACGAACCAAACGCCCGGCGTAGCGTTGTTTGTAGAGATGCAGATACGCCCCTTCGGGGATATCCTCGGCGGGCGTGCCGACTTGACGTATCCCGAGCCTCCCGTCCCTCGCGTTTCTAGCGATCATTGTGGCTGTACCGTCTGCCAGAAAGCCATATCCTCCGGGCGAGTAGACCCTTCCTTAAACAGGATCAACTCCCCTTCATCATTCACGGGGACATTTATCGTGAACCCCCCATCTTCCCCCGAGGTCACGGAACCGGATACGCAGTCCGGACTTCCACCGGCGGCGTTCACGTCCAACCATTCCTTGCCTGTGACTCCGGGAAAGAAATAATAATCGAACAGCATGTCGGGGATTATGGAATTGGTATTGTTCGTCGCGACCGGGGGTTCGAGGACTATCGTGTATCCGCCAACGCCGGCCCCGAGCGTCAGGCTCACCTTGGCCGTGTTCGTGTCGGTCAGTCCGCGGGTGTTGCGGGCGCGCACGATATAGTCCTGCGTGGCATCGCCGGCCATGCCGGGGTCAAAAGTCATCGTCAGCACGCCGGGCGCCGAATACCCAACCTCAATCGGGTTCGGGGAGGCATCGATAAGGCCCACATAGACCAGTTCCGATGGGTTGTCATAAGGGTCCGTCGCCGCGGCGAACGGCCCAAGCGTGACTTCATGAGTGGAGGAATTGACAGACCCAGCCGTGTTGCCGGAAAACGTCGGCGCCGAGTCCACCGTCAGGATGCCTACGAAATAGGCCGACGCCTGGAGAACGCCATCGGTGTTGGCGGCCGTCGCGTAGACATCGACCTGTGTGTAGCGCGCGCCAGCGCCGTCGTAGGTCACGCCGGACAGGGTCGTCTGCGTCACCGCGCTAGATGCAACGACGGAGAATGCCTTGTCGATGGCCGGCTGACCGTTGTTACGCTTGCCGTCGACCACGTTCTGCGGCGTCGGGGCGGTGTCACCGACCGGGACCGCAACATAGTAGAGGGTGGCGGCCTTGTTCGGACGTGCTGAATACACACCGCCGGTGAACTGCGCGGTGACCAGCGCCGGGTTTGTCGTCCACGTCACCGGCGAGGTGTCGACCGTCGCGGCCACGGTAACGACCGGGTAATCGAGGATCCGCGCCGGGAAACCGTACTTGTCGGCCATCGCCAGGGCGATCTGTGTACCGACTGACACCCCTGCCGGGATAACATTGGCCGCCTCATGCTCCGTCGTCTGTCCGCGTCCGAGCCGCGCATCGAATACGTTCCCAGCGTCGCGCACTTTTCCTGGCACGAAAGTAGCGGTCGTGACCACCGGCGCCGCCAGTATGCGCGCCGGGAATCCGTATTTGTCTGCGACTGCGAGTCTGTATCCGCTCATAATGTGTAGGCACTCCCCGGCTTGACAAATCCGGCCGCAGCGTCATCGAGGATCAGCAACCAGTCATGACCGCTGCTGGGCGGAGTGAACGAGGTCGCCACCTTCGATGTCAGCACACGGGCCGGCGAATTGGTGGTTGCGTTGCTCTGGTCGTAGCAGATCATTGTCTGCGGATCGACCCACCAGGCGTTCACAGTGTTGCCGGAGCCAGTCAACAGGTTGAGGTTGATCGTCTTGGCGCCGGCGCCAGAGGGCACGTAGATGATGGCGCTGTTCGCGAGCGGCGCAAGCAGGCCCATCCACAGATTGTTCGGATGATTCGTCGATGCGTAGGTGCCGGGCGAGCTGATGAGACCCTGAGTCGGCGTTCCGCCGAGCCATCTGGACTCCATGATCCTCTTGGCGATGGGCGCAGCCAGCGCGCCGTCGGCGGTAAGTTTGGTCAGCGGCGAGTTGATCCACTGCCATACATCGTTGTGACCGTAGGTGTAGTAGGCGGCGCCCGACGTAATCGCGTGCCACATCTGATAGCGGCAGTAATAACCGTCGATCGTTACCGCGCCGCTTTCGCGCGTCGATGTCTCGTAGCCAGGCTCCAGGTCCCCGCAAGGTTTGACCGGTGTCTTTGCCCAGTCATCCGCGATATCCGTGGCTGTGTTGGACGCGATCTGGTAGGTCTGGCAGCCGTTGAAATCGAGGTTATGGAAGGCGAAGTCGCTGCTCGAACGGGAGCCGTCCGGGTGCATGGTCTTAAGGATGTTCGGCGCGACGGATTCGAGACCGTCGAGAAAGGCGTTGGCCCGGTCAAGCTGGTCAGTCGTGAGCGTGCCGCCCTCGTGGTATTCGCCCAATCCGAGGAACGCCACCTTTTTGTTCTTATAGCGATCCCCGAACCACTGGCCCAGCGCAGTAGCGATAGCGGTCGTCGGACAGAGGAAGAAGAAGTCCCCGCCCCACATCGTACAGAGGAACACATACATGCCGCGGGCATTGGCTTGATCGACGATCCTATCAAGAACCTGCATCCAGGCTTCCGGAAATTTCGCGCTGGCCGCGTCCACATAGGGTTTCGCAATGCCATACTGAATTGTCCCGGTAGGCGTTCCGTCGCTCCATGACGCGCCACTCAGAGTAACGACGCTCGGGTTCGCGTTCGTATTGCTCGCTATCGTCCGCGCCTGGTCGGCATTGGCGCCGGCTGAATTGATGCGGAGCTGATAACCCGCCAGCGCATTCGTTGCGAATGTATGGCCGGACTGCAGCGTTACAGTGGTCGCTGAGATCGCGGACGCGGTCCCGGAGTCTACGAGCTGGCCGCCGGAAGCCGTGATCCCGTCGCGATTCTGATTAGCGGCGAGATCGTTCGCGACATCGAACATGCCATTGACCTGGACATAGTCGAAGCCCTGGGCCGCACGGGAATCAAGATAACTGTCCATGTCCGCATTCGTGGCGCGCCATAATTTCCACGCCGTGTCTCCTACCAGAAAAATCGGCTTAGTTGCCACTGGTCGCCTCCACGAAGTACCGGCCGCTGATCCCAAGGTCGATGGTAGGCGCGCTGGGTGCGGCGGTATCGACGAACTGATTCACGAACTCGACCTCGGTGGTCTGCGCGTCGTTCAGATCGACGGTCGCGGCTGATGCGGTCTCGCGGATCTGGCCGGGAATGAATCCCGAAGCCCCTACTCCAGGCGGAACGACAGGCAGGATGCCGGCGTCTCCGAGCTGATTGACCGCGGCGATCATAGACGCGGCGGTCTGGCCGTTTTCCTGAGAAAGCTGCAGGAAAATGTAGTTACCCTTTAGATAATATGCGCAGTAATAGAGGCACTCATAGACATCCGGGACATGAGACCCCGGGTACTGAGAATAGAGCGGGTAGTCCATCGGATACTGGATCGCCTGGCCGGTATTGCCAAACTCAATGTGCGGGGCCGTGATTACAGTTCCCGCGACCGACCTGATCGCGTCATGTATTCCGACCAGCGATGATTTGAATGGGATCGAGTCTGGGCACGCTGTTCCGACATACCACGGCGCCACCTTTGTCGCGGCTATAAACGCATCGCGATCCAACGTGAAATTCGGGGTTCCGCAACAGGACGCCAGAGGAAAAGCCTCTGCGATCGCTTTTGCGAGCTGAATATAACGGTTCGTGTACCCCGGATCCGCCGGCCAATCTGATTGACCGGTAGCGCCGCTTCCGGGGGCGGTCTCCGATAGATGGACACCGTTCAGAACTGGGCTTCCGCCAAACTGCGCTCCGAAGGCCCGAAGCACTCGATCGAACTCATCGCAAACATCTTGCCGCCATATCCTCGCGGTGCTCGTGCCCGAGGTATTTGTATAAGCCCCGCCGCCGTACTGAGACGTCCTCAAGTAAAGAGGAACAATGGCCGGGGTTTCCTGCCCCGCGGATGTGAATAGTTTATAGCTCGGCCAAAATACGACGAATTTACCAGGATACTGCCCGACATGATCGAGCACCGCTTGCAAGAAGGCGAAGTTATAGTCGCCGGACGTATCCCCCTCCATCGCGGGGGATTTGGACGTCGAATACCCCCATTTCTGCTTTACGACGATACCTCGAATGTAAGGGTTGCCGCGCACCCACGCATCGAAAGTGCTGATTATGTCGGATACAGAATCGTTCGCACCCGTGATGATATAAACGCCGGGACTAAAATCGTGCTGTGACGCGCTCGGGAACTTTGCCATGACTTAGACCAACTGCTGCGTGGTCGCCACGCCGTCGGTGATGAACGGAGAGTCGGCAAGGATCATCTTGTTTGCGCGAGCCTTCGGCTTCCACGCGCTAATCAACGTCATGCCCGGATCGGCGCCGGAGCCGACCGACTGATTCGCCTGCACGTCGCCGGGGTTGCCGGCCGTGCGCATCAGCTTGCGCGCCTGGAAGATGGCGAGCCCCGTCGTGCTGGAGTTCTTGTTCCCACTGCTGCGCGCGAGCGGCAGCCAGCCGGCGGTCGCCAGCGCCCAATCGTTGTTGTCGTTGATGACCCATGCGGCGTCAACCAGAGCATTGGCGATGGAGGTTGCGAAGCCGGGCGACGTGTTGTTGATCGACACTCCGAACGGGGAAGACCCCGGCGCCGTGAAATCCGCCTTTACCATCGCGACGTGGCGCGGCGTGGACGTGTCTACGTTGCGGATCACCTTGAGCACGGCCTCCATCGCGTTCGTGCCGCTGGTGACGGTGAAGATCAGGTCGTTGTCCCAGGTTCCGTCAAAGATGGCGACAGCGTCGAGCACGCGAAGCGAAGCGGACGTGTTGTTGTGCTGCGTGGTGGTCCACGTCTGGCCGCCGGCCTGACTGACGGTGATCGTCTCGGTCGTTCCTCGGTAGGCCACCAGCACATGCACCGCATCGCCTACCTGAAGGCCGAGCGGATCGAGGTCCGTCGATTTGCTGAACGTTATCGTGGGGCCAACGCCGGTCGGGTTCGCCTCCGGGCCCGAGAAGGGTTTGACGACCTGAGCGACCACGGTTGGGGTCTCGTAATCCGACGCCGCCACGGAAACGGGGATCAGAGACGAATCAGGGGATCCGTCCAGAGCAGTGACTTCGATCAGCGAGTCCTGCGGGCGATCTCCGGCGGCCGTCAGCTCGAACCGGACACGGAAATTCTTGCCCACTGGAAACGATGCGTTCGACCCCTGCCCGGCCGCCCAGGTCGCCGCCGCCTCCGAGCCGTCATCGTTGCGCAGGCGGAAATCGGACTGAATCAGCCCGCCCTGCAGAAGCACGGCGAGTAGAATCGGGATCGCGGAGCCGTCGTTGGCGGCAAGCGTGAGATTCAGCGTCCGGCTGCTGTTGTCGCCCGCCTCGAAGTCGATGCACACCAGCGCCATCTTCGAGCCGTAGTTCTCTTTGATCGTGATGAACTGCGCGGTGGCCGAACTATCAGAGAGCGCGGCGTCCAGGCGCGTCTCGCCACCGTAGGTACCGATCAGTAGCAGCGCCCGGCGCGTCTCATTGGTAGCCGGGATGGACAGCGTGCAGCCTTTGCCATTGCCCCCAGTGAAGATCAGGCCCGATGGTACGGCAGACTGCCCTGACCACTGGACGAAGGGGCCGATGACGGCGTCTCCGCCCGTACGCCCCTTCGTCGTACCTGAGATCAGTGCGATATCGTTGGTCAGCAGGCCGCCGGCCAGATAGTCGAAGGTGTTCGCATCAACGCGGCCCCAGCTCGACCATCCCAGCGTTCCCTCGGCCGATAAGTTGATATTCAGACCCTCATCGAGGATCTCTTTGGTCAGGATTCGTAGATAGCCCACCGCGCCCCCCTCAGCTACCCGCTATTTCAACCGAAACCCCTTCGGTCACGACGTTGCTTTCTGACACAGCTCGCGCAGTACGTCGGCCCTCGCATCCTTGTCGTACGCAACGCCCAGGCCGTCAAGCATCGCCCTCATATCCCTGACGGACATGGTCTTGAATGGATTTTCCGCTGGGGGCGGCGACGAAGGGACGCCCGGCTCGATGAACGGTTTATGAACCGCCGGATCGAAATCCGACTTGTTGATTTCCTTGAAACCGCCGTATTTCTCGTGCTCGACAGAAACCACTCGAACAACCTCGCAGGTCTCGAACATCTCAACTCTCCTTTCGGTATGTGAAAAACGGGGAGCCCGGGAGGACTCCCCGTTCGACCGCCCTATTACGCGCCGATCAGGACACCCGCGTGCCGCGGAGCAACCATCTTCACGCCCCAGGCCAGGTTGACTTCATACCGAACCTGCCGCTTCTGGCGGTACAGGCACAGTTCGAAGGTCAGGCCGGTGCGCGGGTCGGTAATCATCATCACGTCATCGGCCGAGTCGCCGCCGTCCGGCATGGCCGGGGCGCGGGTCGCCAGAACGATGGCAGACGGATGGAAGAACATGCTGCGCTTGGTCGCCGCAACCACCGTGATCGCCTTGGTGGCAGCGCTCATGGCGACGCGAATACCCGGCTCCGCGATAACGAGGGTACCGCCGTTCGACACGTCCGTATCCCCGGAGACCACGAGGTACTGGTTGGTGTCCCCGGCGAAGGTGATGATATCGCCGGCGACCAGCGTACCCGTACCGGCCGAGGCCAGGGTAAAGGTCGTGGAACCGACGGCATAGCCGGCGTTGTTGGTGGTGGCACTGGCCGCCGTCCCCGCCACGGAAGTCGCGATCTGCGCCGACTCGCCCACCACGAAGTTCTCGACCACGCCGAGCGCACCGAGGCGCAGCAGGGCGTCGCTGCCCGCCGTGTTCACCTGGAACAGAGTGGACTGCTTGCCGCGGATGTTGGTGGCGTGCGAACTCGCCAACACCATACGACGGCCCGAAGCCGGTGCACCGTTATCCGTCAGGATCTTGTACGGATTGGCGAAATCCGACAGATCACCCGCCGTGGCGAAGGGGGTGCCTGCCGCCGTGCCGTAGGCGCGGGAGGCATACTTATGCAACGCGCACAGATCCGCCTCGACTTCGTTGCACAGCGTCCGAAACGCCTGCGCCAGACGGTCGCGGTTGATGTTTCCAAGCGTCCCGGCGTTGTTCAGGGCCAGCGTTTCCTCGCCGGTGATACCGAACGGAACGGAACGGGACTTGGTGATTCCGACCTGTACGTTATCGATGGTCTGGTTCGGCGTGTCGGCCGCGTAGGCCGCGGGGGTCAGGTCTTCGGCCGCCATCGCACCGACGACGGGCGAGGTGACGAACGTACCGATGGCCGCGCGGGCGGCGTTGGAATCACGGGAGACGGCGGGGATCATGCCGACCATTTCACGCGAAACGACATCTAACGCTTCGAAAGCCGTCGGCAGCAGGTTAGTAAGGGTAAGAGAGCCCATTGTTTCATCCTCCAGAGTGTGAGTAGTTAAAAATCCCTTCCAACTACCCCCCTGGGGAGTTGTGCTTTATCTTCGCCGGCCCTGCCGACTAATCGATAATACGGTACTTCTTGACGGCCTCCATTCGTTCGGTCGGATCAGAGATCGCATCGAACTGCGAGCGTTTCATCGTCCGCTTTCCGTCCCCGCCGCTGTTACCGGGCTTCCCGCTCGCCGGGGCACCGGCATTGCCGTTCGGAAACCAATGCGGCTTCGTTGCTTCCAACGAAGCCAGCCATTCGGTCGGCGAGAACGGCGTCTTGCCGTCTTTGCCGAGAACCACTTCCCCGTCCTTCAGCATCACCGCCTCACCGTCATCGTTGACGGTGAAGACCTGCGCGCCGTGGAGCAGGATATCGTCGATCGCGGACTTGTGTACGCCCGCCTCAACCGCCGCCGCACGCAACGCATTGTCGCGCACGCGGGCCAGGAACTTGTCCGCGCGAGCCTTCTCCGCGGCGACCAGTTCGTCCTTCTTCACGAGGTCACGTTGATGCGCCTCGGTCAGTTTGCTCGTCCGACGGGATACGACCTCGTCGAACTTACCGTCCTTGAGCAACTGCATCTCCTCGTTGCTCTGGAACACTTTCATCATCTCTTTCGCCGCCACGGGATCGAGATCGCCAAAAGCCTCCAACTTCTCCTTCAGTTTCCCCTTCTCGGTCTTCAGCGCCTCGGAGTTGGTCTTCAGACCCGCTACCAGCGCATCGACCTCGGCCTGGGTATAGGTCTTCGTACCTCCGCCACCTCCGCCGCCGCCCTCGCCGTCATCCTTCCGGTTCAACCGGTACTCCAGAAACCGATTACGCTTCAACATGAGCCCTCCTGGGCGTTTTATTTAGCCCCGGACCCTCCGGAGCTTTCGCAGAATCTATTCGCAATCAAACGTCGTGTCAATTCAACGCTGGCGCCGAGGGTGTGCCCTGCCCGGCAACCGGTTTTGGTTGCGGCAACATCGACCGCCCTTCCTCGATGCGCTGCTTCTCGTCTTCGGCCTTCGCATCGGGCAGGTAAACCTCGCCTTTCTTCAGGTTGTCGAACATGGTTTCAAACGAGATCGCGCCCGACTGCCAACTCTTCACGATTGCGTTCAGCATCTCCGCCGGCAACGGCGTGTGGAAGAAGTCGCGGTTCAGCATGAACGCCGCCGCATTCCCGTCCGCGCCGGCCCATTTCACGAAAACCTTCAACGCCTCCGTGATGCCGGTGCTGATCGTCTGGGAGATGCTGGCGAGGATCGATTGCTCGCCCGAACGATGAATCAGCGCGGTCTCGGCCGCCTCGATACCGGGCTTCTGGACCTCCAGCAGCCGCGCGCCCAGCACGACCATCTGCGCTTCCTTCCGGTCGAGGTTCTTTTCCAGCGCCGTGAACCCGCCGGTGCCCACTTCGAGCATCTGGGCGTTGGCCGCCGGGTCGGGGAATACCAACGCGCCCGCGCCGCCGACCCGGATCGATTCGCCCTCGCCGAGCGTATGCCCCGTGATGACCACGGTCGGGATACCGGACCAGTGGCACCCGTGCTCGTAGTCGGCGGTGGCCCGATAGTGCGACAGGTTCACGTCCACCAGATCGATGAACGGCGGGATATCCACGTCGGGCGTCGTGTCGTCCGGGGAGATGAAGTAGAACGGGATGAAATCGAGGTACTCCCCGTCCATCATCGGGTAGAACGGCCCCTCAACCAGTACATCCTCCTCGGTGCCGGTGTCCGGATTACGCTTCACCTCGAAGAGACGCACGCGGTAGACCGGCCGGTCGAAGCCGGGATCGTAGGTCAGGTCGAGCACGCGGTACCGATCGACGTGCTTCGTGTCGAACTCCGTGTCGCGAACCTCGTGCTCTTCCTCCAGAACCACCTGCGAAAGCATCGTCCTGTTCTGCACCCGGTCACAGCGCCAGTTGCGGATGCTCTCCGCGCAGTAGAGCGTCATCGAGGGGCGCAGGCCCAGGTTCGCCACGTCGGCGCGTGTCAGGCCGGCCGCCACGTCGGGGAAATTCACCCAGATACCGAGCCTCCCGGTCACCAGCAGCTCTTCCGAGACCTCGGCGGCGAACAGGCGCAAGGGCACGCCGGTCAGGGTGATGTCGTCCATCAACGGGCGTACCGCTTCGGGAACATCGATGACTGCCGGCTTGCGAAACAGGAGGCCGAGGAACCCGACGATGGTGCGCCAGGTGGCGTTATAGAGGGTCGTGCGGCCGAGGCGGGCGTCGTATTCTTCCGGCGTCTCGTCGGTCAGTTTAGGCAGGTACTTCGTGGTCTTCCGGCGGAGCGCCTCGGTACCGGCGGCGACATCGTCGCATCGTTCCCAAAGGGGAGCGTGCTCGTCGTACTCCGGATGTGTCGATCGTACTCCCTTCATCGCCATGGCGCGGATAATCTCACGAGTTTCCGGACGTTACAAGCCCCGGACTTTCGTTCGTTTCATCTGACGGGGTTTCATCAGCCGGGCGAACGCACGGGAGAGGCCGTCGATCTGGTCGTCCTTGCCGGCACGCTTCTCCTTGTCCGCCCCCTTCCCTTCGGGCGGCGGAAATATCGTCATTTCGTCTTTAAGTACCTGATTCCACGGCCCGCGCAGCATGTCGACGTTTCCCGCATTGACCTGCGAGGCAAACGGGCTCGCCCGGGTGACCTTGTCGCCCGTCTCCGGCGAGAAGTGCAGCCGGTACCCGGCGAATTGCTTGACCATGTAGGCGACCTGGGCCTTACCGGCCTGGCCGGGGTCTTGCGGGATCGACTGTTCGACGCTCCAGCCGTCGTTCTTCATCGTGGTCAGCATCAGACGCTCGACCCCGTCGGGGGTTGCCCGGATGCTCACGGGTTCCGCGATGACGAACCGGCCGTTCGGCTGGCGTCCGAGCAACATTCCGCGCGTCCAGTCCGGCTCGCGTTCGGGGTGTTTCGGGTCTACCGCCGTGCTCGCCAGGTCCCACCCGCGCACCCAGAGCGTGCCGGCCGGTATCGCATCGATCAGCGGCATCATCTCGGGGACGAACACGCCGCCATGGTGCGTGCGCCTCGGTTTCCCGCCCCAGATATGCTCGTATTTCTCCGGGTTCACGCGCTTCATCTTCAACGCCTGCTTGCGCATCATCACGTCGAGCATGGCATTCTCGTCCCAACTGACCATCACCACGGTCATATCCTCGTCGCGCTCGGTGACGAACCGCTGGTAGGTCGGGTCGGTCTCCAGTTCCGTGTTGAAACCGACCCAAATCTCGCTTCCGGGCTTGCGGATGGTCGGATCGAGCTTGTCCCACGACTCCTCGGACACGTCGGCCGCCTCTTCCACCCAACAAATTTCCGCATCCTCGAACGATTTCAGCTCGTTGATGTTGTGGCGCAGCCCTCGGAACGCGCATTCGCTCCCGGTGAGCGTGCAGACGATGGAATTGGTCAGTACCTTGAAGTGCTCGGAGAGGCCGAGCGCGTTGATTTTGCCCTCGATCAGCGACAGCACCGAGTCGGCCATCGTGCTCTGTATCTCGCGGCAGCATAACACCTTGATTTTCGACCGGATCATGCGCAAAACGACCGCCGTGGCGAACTGGTGCGACTTCGCGCCGCCGCGACCGCCGTAGAAAACGTAGTACCGGGTCCGGAAGTGACCGTAATCAATGATATTTTCGGCCGGAACGAGGTTCCCGAGCGGGTCGAGCACGCCGCGGGTCATCGGATCGTGCGTGCCCTCGATTTCCGCCCCGTAGAACAGGATTCGGGGCGGGATATTGTCTTGAAATAACGGTAAAAACTTCGGATTCGGAAGTTTCAGCGGGATGTCGAGGTCAATCATGCTCGAATATCCACTTTCGGGCCATGTACGCCCCTGCGTCGAAGAGCCCCAAGGCCTCCAGAGACGTGCATCCGTTGCAGACGTACTGCACTCGGAAGTCTCCACCCGACCGTACTTCTTGATAAATTACAACAACTTTGGTGAATCGCTCCGGTTTCTCCCGCGCAAGGTGCGCCAGTTCCAGGAATCGCTCCTCAGCGGTGGCTCCGGCCTTCCAGACGGGCAGCGCAACGACGGTCATGCGCCGGTAACCTCGCCGTTAGTGACCCACCCATGCCACCCGCAGCCGCCCACGCGGAGAATCGACGGTTTCAGGGTCAGCGTCTCGAACGTGGTGCCCTCCCGTTCCCAGGTGTGGCCGTCTTTCCGATAGGGGCCTTTCCCGTCGAGCGGGTTCGTGAACTCGATGGCGATCCGTTCATACTCTGCGCGGTCCCCGTGTTTCCCGCACGGGCAGTCGAACGAGATACCGACGCCGAGACGTTCGGGAACGGGGCTACCGTCGGCGCTATAGATGCCTTCGCCGCCGGCGCCAAGCCAGTTAGGATCAAGGTCCGTCAGTCTCATATCGCCCTCGTGGCGCGGTAGATGCGCGTTTTCACCGTTCCGACGGGTAGGCCGTCCGCCCGGGCGATCTCCTTCTGCCCGTGCCCCTCCCGGAAATACCGGCGGCAGGTGTCTCCGAACGGCGACGGCAGCGCCTCCAGGGCCTGCAGCGCGCGCTCGGCGTCCAGGCAGGGCATCTCGACCTCCCCGGCTATCTCCAGCCGCCGGTAGCGCCGCTCGCGGATCAACCGGCTGATCTCATTCTTCCGCAGGTTCACCATGATCCGGTACATCAACGTTCGGGGGTGGCGCACTTGATCGCCGTAGGCCTCGGCCATCCGCAGCCAGGCCGCGTGTACGAGGTCTTCGGCGTCCTCTCGATGCCCGTGAGTGAGCCGGAGGGCGTACCGGAGCATGTCATTCCGGTATTCCATGTCAGCACCCGACCGGTATTTCGTACTCCACTTTCACCCGGGCGGCCATCGCGTGCCACATCAGGTCCCGATAATCCGCCCGGCCGAGGGCGCAAGGGGCTACATGCAACGTCGCCCCGGCGCGTCCCTGCAGGTGGCGGGGGTCGGTCACGACGAGCATCGTCGTCGGCGGGATATCGTTCCGTTTCGCGAAGTCCAGGGCTCCCGCCCGGTCCCGCGCCATCACCAATACGGTCACTCGGTGGCCTCCTCGGGAGTCACGGTGATCGTCTGGCCCTTCGGGGGCGGTTCGGCGAACGTGATCCGGAAATGGATCGCCGGCGCGCGGGGCGGCCCCTCGGACTCCTCCGCGGCGGGGCCTTTCTCGCGGTACGCCCCGTTCCGGATGCCCGCCTTCGCCCGGCGGTGCGCGGCGCGGGCCTGACGGAGCGCCACTTCCGGCCCGGTCAGCCACTCGCCGGCCAGGACGTTCACGGGGCGGTCCAGAATCGTCTGCGCCTCGTCGTACAGGGCTTCGGCGGAGGCCTTCATCGCCTCGTCAACTACAGCGCGGTCCTTCGGGTCGAGACTGTGTATCCACGCGGAGACGGAAGCGCCCGAAACCCCGATCAACTCCCCGATCTCGCCGTGCGTTTTCCCGGCGATTATAAATTCCGCGATCCCCTCGACGCCGAGTACGTTCAATATCGCCCGATGCGTCGGTGCCATCGGGAGGCGTGGGCGGTCGTCGGTGCGTGCCAGATCGTTCATGCGCTTGATTCCACCCGATTTCTTCGGTTTCGTCAATAATTTAGAAAATTAAAAATTTATAAAAATGTGCGGAGAAGGGCGCCCCGTCAATAGGGTCGAGGGGTTAACGGACTCTGGCCGCGCGTGCCGGTCGAGGGGGTCGCGCGCTTCCTCGAAG